ACAGTAAGTTACTTTGATAGAGGTTCACCAGTAACACTACTTGATACAGAAACATTTACCGTTGATGTACAAGCAACATTATTTACAGCTAGTTAATCAACATAAACATAAACGCGGTGTAAAAACCGCTTACCTTAATAACTAATCATTACAACTGAATAAAAATACAACTTAGTAACCTTAATCACGGGGTTAATGAATAAAACACTGAATAAACCACTCTTAAGGGGTGAAATATGGCAAAGCCGTTAGTAAAAAACAAAGGTGGTGCACCTACAAAGTACCAAAAATCCTACAACGAACAATCAAGAAAGCTTTGTTTAATGGGTTATACTGACAAGCAGTTAGCCGACTTTTTCGAGGTCTCAGAGTCAACTATAAATAAATGGAAATTAGATCATCCTTTGTTTTCGGAGTCCTTAAAGGCTGGTAAGCAAATAGCAGACTCAGAGGTCGCATTATCTTTGTACGAAAAAGCTATTGGTTATTCATGCAAGGATACTAAATTCGCAACGCATGAAGGAAAGATAACTGACGAAAAAGAATATACGAAAAATTACCCTCCTTGCCCTATATCAATAAAATACTGGCTGAACAATAGGCAGCCTGAGCTTTGGAGGGAAAAATCAGAAGGTGACGATTTAAAAGAAACACCTGCTATCCAAAAAGTACAAATAGAAGTAATTAGTGCAAGTTAATTTAAGGGTAACTCAGCCTCAATCTGATTTTTTAGCGTTGGATTGTAAGTTTCCTGCTTTCGTTGCTGGCTTTGGTACAGGTAAAAGTGAAGTAATGTGCACAAGTGCATTGCTTGATAGTTTAGAGGGCGGATCTAATTCATTGGTAGCAATGTATGAGCCAACTTATGATTTAGTTCGATTGATACTTGCGCCAAGAATGGAAGAGAAGCTAATCGACTGGGGTATTCGCTATAAATACAATAAGTCTGAGAATATTATCTACACCTCGTCGAGTCAAGTTGGTGACTTTGTATTAAGGACGCTAGACAACCCTGCTCGCATAGTTGGCTATGAGTCGTTCAGGGCTAAGATTGACGAATTAGATACACTAAAGCAAGATCACGCACAAGAAGCATTCAATAAAATAATCGCTCGCAACCGTCAAGTTCCTGATACTTATATTAGGCAGTCAGATAAACCATTAAATACAGTTAGCGTATTTACTACTCCCGAAGGCTTTAAGTTTGTTTATGATAAGTGGGCAAAGAATCGCGCGCCAGGTTATGAGATGGTTCAAGCAGCCACTATGAGTAATCCATTTTTACCTAAAGATTATATTGAGGCACTAAGGAGTTCATACCCGCCACAATTGATAGAGGCTTATTTAAACGGCGAGTTTGTAAACTTAACTAGCGGAGCTGTATACACTTGCTTTGATAGAAAGCTAAATAGCACAATACGAACAGTTAAAGATAACGACCACCTACATATAGGAATGGATTTTAACGTTGGCAAAATGTCAGCCATTGTTCATGTTGAAGATTTTAGCAATAAAATAAAGATAACATCTGCCGTAGATGAGTTTCTAGGGTTGCTAGATACCCCCGCGATGATTGAAGCGATACAAAACAGGTACCCTAAGCATAGAATAACCATTTATCCTGATGCCAGTGGAAAGAATAGAAAATCGGTTAATGCTAGTGAAACGGATATAAGTTTATTACGCGCTACTTTCAATGTTAATAGCTACACTAGAAACCCGTTCGTAAAAGATAGGGTGGCAAGTGTTCAAGCTATGCTTTGTAATGCTAACGAGCTGAGGCGTTATTTTATCAACGAAGTGAAGTGCCCTGAAACGTGCGACTCATTGGAGCAACAGGTCTACAATAAGCAAGGCGAGCCAGATAAATCGCATGATAACGATCACCCCAATGACGCTTTAGGGTATTACATTCATAGCGAGTTTGGCATCAATAATGACAACACAACAACCTCTCAACGCATGATAGTGTAAGTTTACTGTCATTATTGTATAATAAACAAAACGTCGGTTAAGCTGGCGATAAACTAAAACTAAGGCTTAACAATGTCAGATGACGTGAAAGAACCAAGACAAGAATATTCAAACGCACTTCCTGGAGTCGAAAGAAATCGGGCTGCTGTTTCAGGTGGTAGAGCCGTCAAAGCTGGTCGCGTAAAGTTTTTAGCGCCTTTGGCTTCTATGTGTTGTAATACTGCTTATGATGCTAGCGGTGTGGGTACGATAAGCTACACCTCTAGTCTAACCCTTGAAGGTCAAGCGGCATATAATAAGTATTTAGACAACGCATTTTTTGAAGACGTTACTGGGCGAACGGTTAGAGGGTTGCTTGGTTTAATTTACTCCAAACCAGCAAAATCAGAATTCCCAACTGAGATAGAATACCTAAAAGAAAATGCAGACGGAAAGGGCACTCCATTACGTGAGGTTTCAAAAGCTGGCTGTGAAGAAGCTATAGTATCGGATTGGTCAGGATATTTAACTGCCAGACCATCAACTCCAGAAGGGTCGAGCAAAAAGGATGTGGAAGATCAGAACTTAAGACCTAAGCTGTTGCATTATAAATTCGAGTCGATTATTAACTGGAATTACGAGGTTATCAATAACATTGAGAAGCTTTCTTTGTTAGTGCTAAAAGAATCAGTGACCAAGCAAGACGGCTTTAAAGTTGAAGTTGAAGATCAGTATCGGGTATTGCAAATCATAGGCGGTATTTACCATCAATCTGTATATGATAAAAATTGTGATATTATCTCAGAGTCAGCGCCCGTAATGGTTAACGGCAATAAATCTGATGAAATCCCCTTTTTTTGGGTGAAAGCTCCTTGCACTGGCAACGCGCCTATTGTTGGATTAGCTGATGCTAATTTTCAGCAATATAAGTTATACGCAGATTATGGTGGAAAGCTTCACTACAGTTCATTTGTTATTTATACCGAAACAGGTGCAGAGGCAAGCGCTAACAACTTAATGGGCAACGGTGTCAAATGGAACAACCGCAATCCTGACGCTAAGTTTGAAGTATTGCAACCAGACGGCAACAGTGACGGCCATAGATTGGCATTGCAAGATATTAGTGAGACAATGGCATCACAAGGCGCTGAGCAGTTGCGACCAAGAGCTTCAGGAGCAGAATCAGCAGAGGCTAAAAGTCTTGATAAGGTGGCGCAAAACTCAACAACATCTGATGTGGCGATTACGGTAAGTGAGGCAATAACGAAGGCTAGTAATTTCGCCAGCAAATGGATGGGTGGCAATGGCGGAGTTATTTATTCACTAAACACTGATTACAACCCTACTGGAATTAATCCTCAGTTATTGACCGCTGTATTTGCCGTTCATCAATCAGGCAAAATGCCTACAGAAGATTTTATTACGTTCTTGCAAAGGGGTGAGTTAATCAGCTCAGAGAAAACTTTAGAGCAGGTAGTTAGTGAGCTTAGCCTTGTCGATACTGGTATGGAATAATGACAACTGAAAAGCTAATAGAGCAAACAACAAGGCATAGCGTTTATACGCAGCGCTTTGCTGGTCGCTTGGCTGGCTTGTTCGATCCTTATATTGATAGGCTTATTCGTGAGCTTAAGCTGATAATGATTGACGCGCCCGAAACAACTCAAAGCATTAGGCGTATTAATCAGATAGTTTCACAATGGCGAAGTGTGTCACTGGCTATCTATGGCGATTATAACGACGATGTACTACTTGAAGAATTGCGCCCGTTTGCTACTAACGAATCAGAATGGGAGTTAGACAACTTAAAATCTGTTGTTAAATCTCAGTCAGTTACGCTTGTTGCTCCTGCTCCTGCTCAAGTATGGGCAGCAGTTAATTCTACACCTTTGATATTTCCTGATAGCAACGGCGTGAAGTTATTAGATCCATTTATTAAGGGCTGGGAAAAGGCTCAGATTGACGCGGTTAGCAACATCATACGAACTGGATTTGTCACGGGCAGGACTAGCCAACAAATCACGCAGGATATTACAGGTAAAAATGGCTACTTAGATAATCAAAACCGTAAATCAATTAAAATTATGGTTAGGACCGCTACTAATCAAATATCTAATGTGGCACGAATGGAAACGTTAGAAGAAAACGACGATATAGTAATCGGTTATCAAATCATTGCAACGCTTGACGGTAGAACGTCAAACATTTGTCGGCATCATGATAACGGCAAGGTTTACAATAAAGGTTTAATAATTTGGGCTGACGGTAGCAGAGAGAAAACAAAAGCTCGACCTGTGCCAGCGTTTCACCCTAATTGTAGGAGTACGACTGTTGCTATACTTGATGAAAGGTATGGCATTGATGATGTAACATCAACAAGGGCTAGTGCTGGCGTATCAGGTGGTAAGCAAGTAAGTGCAACTGAGGGCTATTACTCATGGTTAAAAAAGCAAGGAGAACAAGGGCCAAAAGGCTTGAAATTCGTTCAAGACGCATTAGGTCGGGAGCGTGGAGACTTGCTAATAAATGGAGGGTTAAGCTCGAAACAGTTCCAAAAACTAACCATTGACGAGCTATTCAGGCCTATACCTTTAGATGAATTACGCAAGAAGCAATCACTTCAACTTGCCTTTGATGCTATTGATTGATTTAGCGACAATATACCCGTGAAGTGCGCAGAATGGTATCGCTATTAATAAGCCGATCCATTCTTCAATTGTTGTGAAAAACATCTACTTAGCCTTTACTGTTAATGGTTGAATGTTGATGCAGCTACCTATCGGCAATGTTTCGCCAGCTATGCACATCTCGCGCTCTTCATTATCATATATACCCATGAATTGCTGTATATGTGTTCCGTTATGGTGTGGCGTAAAATCAAACTGATAAGCCTTACCATCTATTAATTCTACAGGTGGAGTTAGTGGATTGAAGAACGAGCCATCATCATTACTATAATAATCACAAAGGTTATTCGATTTATATCTAAACAAGCAGCCTTGCTCATTCTTAAATTCAATAACACCTTCACAACCTTTTTTGTCTTTCGGTGACATAAAAACCAAACACTCCATACCCACACTAGGCAATTCACCGTTATCAGCCATAGCTTGGGTGTATGTGATGGTTGGTTGCGGCCGAGGTATAAATGTAAAATACTACATGCAAGGATAAAACTCTTCATCTGCACAATAAGCGTAATTATCAAAGCTATTGCATGATTTAACAAAGCGCCCGTGTTTATATGGATAGTTATAATTATTGCTTTGTAATGCACCAATACAACCCTCTGGCGCTTTACTCCAATCTATATCCATTACCTCTAACTCCTTAGTTGATTTTTTCATGTTTGGTATTGTGCATCTGTGGTTTACTGATTTAGGAGCAATAGGCGGCTCATTGCATCCTATGTCAACTATAATAGTTTTAGTGTTCATTATTTACTCTCCAGTTCATCAATTAAGCGATTAAGCATTACATGGTTAGCATTACTTTCTTTTTCATATCTGCGGTAAGTGCTAAGGCTAATGCCTGTTGATTTTAAGAACTCAGGCAGACAATAGCCTTTAGATTTTATTCGCTGTGTTGTTGCGTTCATTTTAAATTTACCCTCATTGCGCACCTGCAATTGATTGTTGATGGTGACTTAGTTAATTGTTTAAAGTATTCTAATTTGCCTGATAAATTATCAATAGCGCTGATGTTTATTGTTAACCTGTCATCAACTACACTAAAGTACTCGCGCATTGCAATATGCTTATAGTGATGTCTTTCGCCAAATTTACCAAAGCTAACAAAATACCAGAGCAATCTATTTAGTGGTGCTTTTATTCTTTCCTTACCTGAAAAGTCATGCGCTTTTATCCTTGTAAGTTTCGCCATTTTATAAACCCCTGTATTTGCTATCGATTGACACTAATATGGCACCTTTTGACACTATAGCAAGGAGTATTTTCATTTAACTAAAAACAATGGTAAAATGTAATAGATTTAGTACAGCGCTAAGCGCTCAATTACCCAAAGGGTTTAACATGTTAAACGGATTAGATAAAATAGACTTAACGTCACCTGATGCTTTAGAGCAGATTAATGCACTAGCAAAAGGACTGGCTGATAAAAATACCGAGCTACTTGGCAAAGTATCTGGTAAGGATGATGTAAACGCATCTGAAGCGGCAAGAGTTAAGGCTTTAGAGGACTTTCAATCTAACGCTGAAATTAAAGCAGCTCAAGACGCGCAAAATTGGGAAGAAGCTACTCGATTGCAGAGTGAGAAGCATCAAAAAGAAATTGACGACCTTAGCCTTGCAGGTAAGACCGATAAAGAGTTGATAACTAAATTATTAATTGACGACGGATTAAATAAAGCACTCGACGGAGTGAAGATTAATCCAGTGTTAAAAGTTGGGGCTGAAGCATTGCTTCGTTCTGGCGCAATCATTACCGATGGCAAAGCCATGATCGGTGATAAATCGTTAAGCGATGCAGTAAGTGAATGGGCGGCAAGTGATACAGGTAAAGCGTATTGCCTAGCCCCGAACAACTCCGGCGGAGATGGTTTAGGCGGTGGCGGTGGTGGTCAAGGCAAAGAATTGACACTAACCGAAAAAGCCATTGCAGCCAACAACGCTAAATAAATCATATTAAATTAAGGAATTATCATGGCTGAAGTACAAATTGCTGATATCTATAACCCGCTAGTTTTCTCAGCGGCAGATCAAGAAGCACAAATTGAATTAAACGCATTTATGGCATCTGGCGTAATGGTGGAAGATCCACGAATTACTGCAATGGCTAGTGTTGGTGGTAATATTGGCGAACTACCATTTTTTAAACCATTAGGAACGCAAGAACCTAACTATTCAGATGATGTTACGGGCAATTCATCTACCCCGAACAAGATCACTAAAGGCATCATGAAGTATCGTCTTGCTAGTCAAAATCAATCATGGTCAACGATGGATTTAGCTGTTGATTTGGCATTGACTGATCCTGTACTGGCTATCACTAACAGAGTCGGCGCTTATTGGGCGACAACTAACGAACGCCGCTTGATTCAATCAACAATGGGCATCTTAAATGATAACGTTGCGAATGATTCGAGTGATATGGTTGTTAATATTGCTACTGATGACGCTGGCGCAATTACTGCCGCTGAATTAGTGTCTAATGATGCTATCTTGGACGCTCAACAAACGGCTGGTGATCATCAAGCCGGGTTTAGCGCTATTGCTATGCACTCAGTTGTCTATAGTCGCTTACGTAAGCAGCAGTTAATAACTTTTATTCGTGATGCAGATAACAACACATTGTTTTCAATGTACGGCAATTTACGTGTAATTGTTGATGATTCATTAAGCGCTGTAGCTGGCACTAACCGTGTTACATATACCACTGTTATTTTTGGTAATGGCGCTGTCGTTGCTGGTATGGGTCGAACTAAATACCCTAGTGAATTAGATCGTGATCCTGAAAAGGGCAACGGTGGCGGTCAAGAGACTTTATATTCTCGTCGTGCTGATATCATTCACCCGCTTGGTTTTGAGTTTAATTCTGCCTCTGTTGCTGGTCAATCTGCTACATTAGCTGAGCTTGCTACAGCGGCTAACTGGTCGCGTGTGTGGGAACGCAAAAACGTGCCACTTTGCTTCCTACAAACAAACGGCTAATATCAAAGGGGTGTAAAAACCCCTTTTTATTTAAGGAACAATTATGGCTAAGAAAGAAGAAGAATTGACATCAATTCAATTCAACGACAAAGTATGGTCTGAAATTAAAAAGCTAGAAGATAAAGTTAAAGAATTAAAGCTAACATTAAAACCCGCAGAACTAGCTAAGCAAGCAAACTTAAATGATTGCAATAAATTGGCTCGTAGCGCGAAAGTAACACCTGTAAAAGTAGACCCAAAACGATTAGCTGAAGAAGGCTCAATCAAATAATAAAGGCCTCGTTAATACGGGGCTTTTTTATAAGTAAAAATAAGCTATAATAGCCACAGGGTTGAGGGACCCTAGACTAGCTAGTCGCACCAATCCCTCTAAAACTCCCTCGTTTTATGATTCCCTCACATTTTAATTAATTGAGGGTTATTCATGCCTACTAATAGATCAAAAACTGAAGAAGAAGAAATGCTAAATCATTTACTTGTTAGTATAGTTATAGCTAGCGGTGGAGTAATTATAAGTAACGATAGAAATTCATTATTACAAAGCTGGCTAACAGCGATAGGAGGATAATATGCCAAGTGTAAACTTACTACTCGAACAAATACTTGCTGCTCAAGAGGGTGGCGGAGGGTCGGGAACTAACGGCTTTATTGATTATAACGACACATCCACGACAGCAACGCCAGTGGTACTTTCTGCGGATACATGGACAGCCTTACCAAATGACGGGCTAGGTGCATTTACTAACAAAGATTATAAGCCTAGTGGCGTTACTGAATTAATGGATGTCTCGACGGGCAAAGTAGATCCAACTGAATTACCTTTGGGATCTACAATACTTATAAGAAATGACTTTACTGTCACGCC